TGGTTCAGGATATTATCCTGCTAACCCTGCTGGATCTGGAAACACACCTCCCACGAGTCCACCTCAAGGAAATAATGGTGGTCAAGGTAGTCCTGGTGGTGGAGGCGGAGGCGGAGGCGGTGGTGCCGGCGCAGTAGGAGGTAATGCACCTGCGGGTCCAGGTTATAGTGGGTGTGGAGGAAATGGTGTAGCAATAGGAGTAGATTTTTTTGGACCTGTTTCTGGATGTTATGGAACACCAGGACCATCGACAGGTAGATGGTTTGCCGGTGGTGGAACAAGTTCGTGGTGTGGTGCACCTTCGGGCGGTAAGTGTGGTGGCGCAGGTGGTGGTGGAGGCGGTGTGGGTCCACTAGGAACAACAGGCCCTAATCCTCAAGGTTCAGGAGGAAGTTATCCTGGAGATATTAATACAGGCGGTGGAGGTGGTGGTGGAAAAGGTCCAAATGGTGTAAGTAATGGTGGTTCAGGAATAGTGGTAATAAGATATAGATATCAATAATATTTATGTATTTACACAAATTTAAAAACAAGATATAAGGAGAAACATATGGCACACTTTGCAAAAATAGGAATGAATGGAAAAGTTATCGGCGTGTTAACGATGGGCGATAAAGATATGCTTAACGCTGATGGCGTTGAAGATGAAAAAGTAGGACAACAATATTTAGAGAGACATAATAATTGGCCTGCTCCAATGTGGATTCAAACATCTTATAATACAAGAGCTAATACACATAATTCTGGTGACAATTCAAAAGCACTTAGAGGTAACTACGCAGGCATAGGTTATGAATGGGACGAAGATAATCAAATCTTTTGGCCTAAAAAACCATATGCTTCTTGGGTTAAAAATACAACTGATGCTCAATGGCATTCACCAATCGGGGATGCTCCTGCATTGACTGCAGAACAAATTTCACAAAACGAAGCATATACTCATCTCTGGGGTTACAGGTGGAATGAAGGTGGGCAGACTTGGGACTTGACAGATTCAATGGCATAATTTAAAAAGGTATGTGGTATGCATAAGAAAGTATTATCTGAAATAGATTTACATTATGGCACGATTGATATGCCTAAAGGTTTTGAAATAGACCTAGATAAACTTCAATCCGATATTTTATCATCACAAATTAAAAACTCTAAATTTCCATTTTCAAGAAACTGGGATATGTTAAATACATATATGCGAGAGCATATAAAAGTAGAACACGACTTTACTTTAATTAATAAAGAAACGTGGGGTAATGTGTATAAACCCAAAGAAATATCAATTCCCTTATTAAATATAGATCCAGTTGACCTTAGAAATTCTCCTGACTATACTTTTCTTTATGGAGTCAATGTTAAAGACTGTAGCGTTAGAATACATTATGATCAAAATAGGAGAGCCGGAAGAAGTTGGGATATACCATTAAAAGATAATGGCTTTATTATGTTTCCATCTACGCAGATGTATTACATCACCAACAATCAAAAAGATTCTTTAAACTTTATTTTAACCACTACTTATGAAACTATCTAATTATTTTTGGTATTTTAGTGGAGTACTTACTCCTAAATTTTGTGATGATGTTATTAAATATGCATTATCAAAAGAAGAAAGTATAGCTCGAATTGGAGGGTTTGAGACACCAAAATTGTCTAAAGAGGATGTTAAAAATATACAGAAAAAAAGAAAATCTGATTTAGTATGGTTGTCTGAGCCGTGGATATATAAAGAATTACACCCTTATGTTCATAAGGCAAATAAAAATGCAGGGTGGAATTTTCAATGGGATAGGAGTGAGGCTTGTCAATTTACAAAATATAAATTACATCAATATTATGATTGGCACGATGATCCTTGGCCTGCGCCTTATGATAGAAAAGACCCTAAGAATCCAGAACACGGTAAAATTAGAAAATTATCTATGACTTGTCAGTTAACCGACGGCTCAGAATATACAGGTGGAGAATTAGAATTTGATTTTAGAAACTATGACCCTCATATGAGAGATGAAAGTAAACACATAAGAAGCGTACCTGAGATATTACCTAAAGGCTCTATCGTAGTATTTCCTTCACACCTATGGCATAGAGTCAAACCAGTAACGAGAGGAACTAGATACTCACTTGTCGTATGGCATTTAGGATATCCATTTAAATAATATGTATATAAATAATTATTTTGTAACACCAGTATGGAGTGAAATTAAACCAGACTTTGTTAAGTCTTTAAACAAAGCTTCAGATCCATATATTAAAGAAGCAAGAAAAACTAAAGAAGCTAAAGCTCATCTTAAAGTTCACGGAGATTTTGGTCGATCATTTCATTCAACTCAATTACTAGCGGATACTCAGTTTATGGATTTTAAAAACTATGTGGGTCAAAAGTGTTGGGAGTTTTTGGATCACTCAGGATTTGATATGAGTAAGTATACAACTTTCTTTGAACAATGTTGGGTACAAGAATTTGCTAAAAAAGGTGGTGGACATCATTCAGCTCACGTTCATTGGAACACTCACGTAAATGGTTTTTATTTTTTAAAAGCTAGTGAGAAGACTTCTTATCCAGTTTTTCACGAACCGCGAACAGGCGCAAGAGCAACTAAATTACATATGAAATCTCAACAAGGAATATGGTCTGGAACGGAATTAATTAATTTTAAACCCCAACCTGGACTTCTTATGTTTTTCCCTGGATACTTAGAACACGAATTTTCTGTAGATTATGGGAAAGCTCCTTTTAGATTTATTCATTTTAATGTGTCTGCTGTATTAAAGGAGCACGCTAAAGATGTTTAAAAAGAAAAAATACACAATTATCCGTCAAGCTATATCAAAAGACTTAGCCTCTTTTGTTGCAAATTATTTTTTAATGCAAAAACAAGTTTATGATACTTGCAAAGTTGCAAGATACTTTTCACCATTTGAAAATATTCTTGGAGAATATGAAGAACCAGATGGTCAAATACCAAACACATATTCTCAATATAGTAATATAGCTATGGAAACTTTAATGTTAAAATGTCAACCAGAAATGGAAAAAGTGACAGGATTAAAATTATATCCTGCTTATACCTATGCAAGAATTTATAAAAAAGGAGATATTCTTAAAAGACACAAAGATAGGTTTAGTTGTGAAATATCCACTACGATGAATTTAGGTGGGGATGATTGGCCTATCTATTTAAGCCCTAATGAAAATGTAGGAATTCCGGATGGTAAAAAAATTACTACTACTAGCCAAGCAAAAGGCATTAAAGTAGATTTAAAACCAGGGGATATGCTGGTTTATAGAGGCTGTGAGCTAGAACATTGGAGAGAAAAATTCAAAGGCAAAGAATGCATACAAGTTTTTCTGCATTATAACAATCGTAAGACCTCAGGAGCAAAGGATAATATGTTCGACAAACGTCCACATTTAGGACTTCCTTCTTGGTTTAAACGATGATATAATTCTTTGATGGAGGCAGGGCACCACCACATACCCCCTGTCTCCTTCTAAGGATTATATATGTTATTAGGATTTGGCGCATTTTCAGAACTTCCCTTTTCGTACTCAGGTACGGAAGGAAATGTTACAGTTGTAGCAGAAAAAAACAGACTGGTCATAACAATTGGCCCGGTTGGTCAAGCAGTATCATCAGTTAGTCAATCCTCTGGAGCCGACCCTCTTGTTCTTGGAACGGGGAGCGTTACTCTTAGTGGTAATGCTAATGTAGATTTAACAACTATTGGAAAAAATCCATTAGTTTTAGGTACAGGAACTGTTACAGTTTCAGGTAATGCAGTGGTGGATTCTGGTCTTGGAAATCAGTTGATTATTAGATCGGGAACTGTTACTATTAGCGGAAATGCAAATGTGACCCCTGATAAGGTTCCATTAGTATTGACAACAAAAGAATCAGGAGTAATTACTTGGAATGAAATCATTCCGGGAGCAACTATGGTTTGGACACCAATAGACCCTTATTAATATTATGGCATCGACTTATTCAAAAGACATATCAATGGAACTCGTAACAACTGGTGAGAAAGCCGGTTTATGGGGAACAATTACAAACACTAATTTAAAAGTATTACAAACTTCTGTTACAGGTTATGTAGAAGTAACTTTAAGCACAGGAACTACAACATTAAGTTTAGCTGACGGATCAGATACGGCTAATGGAAAACATATGTACATCAAATTGATTGGTACATTAAGTGGAAATTCTTTATTAGAAATTCCGGCTACTACAACCGGGGGAACAGCTAACAGAGTATTTTTTGTAGAAGACGCAACAGACAGAACAACAAATAATTATACAGTCCAAATTTTTACTACAGGTCAAAGTGCATCGACTTATGTAAATGTGCCTACAGGAGCTAATGGGTTAATTTATTCAGTTGGAGCAACACCAGCTGCTTATATGCCTATTATGCAACCGGGAGTTAAAGAAATTGATTCAGCTTCTGTAACTGCTTATACTGCAGTAGCAGGAGATGTTCTTTTAATCAGAGCTGCAACTGCTCAAGTTACAATTACACTTCCCGCTTCTCCAGCTATGGGTGATGAAGTTACAATTATGGATGCTTCAATAACAGCGGTAGGATTTGGAACCAACCAATGTGTTGTTAATCCTAATAGTTTAAAACTTCAAAGAGGAACCAGCAACTATAATATGAATACAAATAATCAATGTATTGTTTGGTATTATACAAACGCTGATATGGGCTGGCAGATTAAGTCAAATAGCGTATCATAGGAGTTAAGGATGCTTACGAAAATTAAGTTTGCTCCTGGCATTGACAAGCAAGACACTGCTGTTGGAGCTGATGGTCGTTGGGTCGATTCAGACAATGTTAGATTTAGATATGGATTACCAGAAAAAGTTGGTGGTTGGCAATCCTTATTAACTGATACCGCAGTAGGCGTTGCAAGAAAAATGCACGCTTTCGTTGACCAAGACGGAAATAGATATGTGGCTATTGGTACTGATAAATTTTTACTTATATATTTTGAAGGTCAACTTTACGACATTACTCCTACAAAAGCTAAAATTACAAGTGTTGCTATGTCTAATGCAGATGCAACTAAAGAAGTTTCTTTAACTTTTTCTGCTGCACATAATTTAGAAGAAGGGGATATTATTTATTTAGATAATGTAACTGTTCCTACTGGTGTTGGTTTAACAGATGCAGCTTTTGAAGGTAAATTATTTCAAGTAACAAGACTAACAAGTGACTTGA